TAAATGGAATTCATTATTTAATACAATATTTCCTGTACCTATTATTGTAGGTGTTAAATGGAATTCATTATTTAATACAATATTTCCTGTAATGACAGACGGTATATATAAACGCATGCGAACATTATGCGTAATTGAACTAGATATAATCTCAGTACATCCTAATTTGAACATGAGGCTAATTGTAATAGCGTCCGTTATAATTTCAGTATTTGTAATAAGTAATGGTAGGTCAAGGACTAAATCATTCACAAAACTTCTTGGGTTTATAACATCGTTTATATTGAATATATCTACATAGTTATTAAATTGTAAAGTATCTTTTGTAAGTGAAGAAACATGCAATAGATAAGCCTCATTCATGTGTGAATATAAATTATCTCTTTGCAAATTATTACTATCTGTTTCAAAACCACTGTGACGAATAACACCTATATCAAGCATATCTACTATTAGCTTATCTAATTCGATACCTAAAATGTTTCTTGTTGTGCTTACTACACCAATTACCATTTCGACGAAAGCTCTACTAAGCGCATAGTTTTTTGTATCTAAAATATAAATATTTGGTACATGTATTCTCACATCATCGAGTTTATTTATATTTTTAGATATAAATGTAATTATACCAATATTTAATTTATTTCTATCTGACTCTAAGGCGCTAGTTTCACCAAATGGAAATACTAAATTCAAATCAATAAAAACAATATCTTTGTCTATATTACGAATATAGAGTATAAATACAGGTGCTGAATCTATGTAATCCAAACTATTATCTAAATTACGTTGATCACCGACTCTAACTGATGGTCTTGGTATAACAACAATAGGTGGTTCAGTATTATTACTGATTACTTCAATAGAATAGCTACTTAAAAGTTTAAATATATTTACCATTGCTAACTGAAGTTTTCTAATTGATAAATAATCTTTGTTATTTGATAGACCGGTAGTTTCAATAGTTATAGATGAAGCCAATTCATAAAAATCTAAATTAGAATATTGTGGAAAATCTAAGCTTAACCTATTCATCCAATCTGTATAAAGTTCGGTTCCAGCTGAAACTTTAATATCTGCATATAGCCCAGTTATTGCCGCTTGTGTATAACCCCTTTGTGTTAAGTCTTCAGCACTAGCTTCGAATAGATATTGCTTTATAGTAGATAAATAAATTAATTTACATTCTTGAAAAAATGCATCAGTAGAATTTAATACAGGTGTAACGGGTACCGTTGAATATATATAATCAATATCATTTGAATTTAAGTGTGACCGAGTAGTCATATCTAGTAATTTAGATTTAGGGACTCTAGTCAACGGCAAAACTCTGGTTACCAATAAATTAGGTATAGTTACAAGATCCACACCTATTGATTTATTCATTGCATAAATAAATAAAATTGCGGCATCTTTAGTACTGAGTTCATATGTTATTTTAGTCTTAATAGATATGACCTGGACATATGTATTATAATTACTGTTACATGACCAGTATAACCAGTGATTTAAAAGAATATCTTCTAATATATAAGGCGTTGCCAATTGATAATCAGATACAGTTGATTCTAACAATTTTGTAGCTACAACATTAGACTTTGAATCTTCTAATTTTTGTCTAATGGGTACAACATTATTGTTTAAATATACCTTATTACCAGGGACAATATCTCTTAACGCCAAATTAACAGAGTATAAAGACTTTAAGGTATTTGATTTATCTATATCTTTAAAATTAACCGGATTTCTTTTAAATACAATATCTGGACTATAACTTAATAACTCATAATTAATGGGTTCTATCATTCCAGATACATGGTGTTTCATAGTGTATTCATAAAACGGTAATGATCTATTTGTCATTAAGTTTTCGACTAACCAATCAAACGTATCTCTTTTTCCAGCATTTCTTTGTATAAATAAAATATTTCTATAAAAAAAGAGTGCCTGGTTTATAGTCATCACATCTAAGTAAATATCAAGCATGCCATTACTGGATAAGTATTCTCTTAAATGGTAACTGTGTACTTCATTTGTTTTACATGCTTGCAAACGTATATTAATTATGGCCGGGACTAAATGTAAATATAATTGTCCCATATACGTAGCGGTATATAAATCATCACTCATAGTAAATTGTTTATTTACCCATCTGTCTAAATATTTGAATATCCATGTTTGTAACTTATCCATGAATGTATATTCATTTCCATTTACAAGATGTTTAGGGTAATTTAATATTGTACCATCTCTGGCAGATATAGCATAATCTATATCACAAGGATATAATATCCCTATTATTAATAATTCTTGATCTGGGTATTTTTGTATAAGTTGGTGATAGTGCCTATTACCAAATGAATATGCCGTTTTTGTAGACGGATGATGTGCTAATATGTCTTTTGTAAACTCAATAACTTCTAGTGTATCCAAAGATGTTACTTTTATTCTATTTGAATTATTTTCAAATACATCACTAAAATGATAATTCCCACTAATGTTTTGATAATACTTCCACGTTTTTACGTCTTCTGTTACAGATTTAAGTCCATAGTCGGACATAACTTTCAAGTTAATTGCAGTAGCTGCATCATGAAACTTAATAACAATAGATTGCGCTAGAGTGTAAATATCTTCAATGTATAGTTTATAATAGTTGTTCATTAATTTCCTTTAAAGATTTTTAGAAAGATCTACTCAAATGGTAATCCGAAAAATTCAAGATGCTCAAAATGGCGTTAAATATCCAGCAGTAAATTTAGTCAGAAAAGACCCTAAAATAGCTGCAATGATTTCTAAGACAGTTAAAAATAACACATATGCTACACCTAGAGATGAACAGGGTAATCGCAAAACTTTACTGCCTCACTCATATGCATTTAAATCATCTCTTCAAAAAAGAGCTAAAAGAAACAGCGATTCAGCAACTATCCTTAGATTACTTCCGGATATTGAGCTATCAATTCAAATATTAACTAGTTCAATCTTATCACCATCAGATATGATGACAGTTGATATAAATTTTACTGGGCCAAAAAATTTACTCAACTCAGAACTTACGGGAAGTTTATTAAATAGGCTCAAAGAACATTTTGATGAAGTCTATCAAATAAAACCATTATTGCCAAAAATGCTACGCGATATACTTGCAGAAAAAGGTAGTTATCCTGTTGCAGTTATTCCTGAAAATGTTATTGATGATTTTATCAATAGTGACAATAAAGTAACGTTAGAAAACCTAAGAGATTTTGTTGATGCAAATGGCCAACCTAAAAATATAGGTATACTAGGTAATTATCGAGAAGACAATGCAGTTAAAAGTAAAATAGGTTTATCGTTTGAAACATTTAAAAATAAAACAAATGTATCAAAAATTGATAACAGTGTTCATTATGTCGAGGATATTAATGGAAACCTTATTTATACAAAAGAAAATTATTTATTTGTAACTGATAACCCATCTACATTAAAGATATCTAAAATAAATAAAATGCTCAGATCAAGAGCAGTTAAAGAAACTTTTAATGTTGGAAATAAAAGCTTCTCATTTGAAAGTAAAGATAAAGCAGTTACAGATTTTGAAATCGAAAAATTAATATACAGAACTCGTCGATTTGAAAATGAACCAGTAGTTGCTCTAAAAAAACAAGGTGAACTAGGTAGACGCTCCGTCGGTAATCCAATGATCTTAAAACTTCCTAGTGAATCAGTTATACCTGTTCACGTACCTGGTAACGTTGAACAACATATAGGCTACTTTGTATTACTTGATGAAGAAGGTAATCCGATCGAAGCGCCGGACAATGAACATTATTATAACGGCATGGGTGCAGGAATGACTAGTGCATCTAATAATTCTTTATCTTCAAATATTATTAGAAAAGTAGAAACAAATATTGGTGGAGCTAACAGTTTTAATCCAGGTAGTGCAGTGCATTTAGATTTTGCTGCACAAGTGTATGCTGATATGGTAGAACGTGATCTAATAGCACGTATTAAGAATGGTATACATTCAAGTAATGTTGCATTAGCTAAAAATGAAGAAGTCTATCGTATCATGCTATCGCGTGTGTTGGCTAGAAAGTATACACAGATATTGTTTATACCCATTGAATACATGACTTATATTGCATTCAAGTATAGTGATGACGGTATCGGTAGAAGTCTATTAGATGATACATCTATGATCAACACTTTAAGAACAGTTATGTTGTTTACTGATGTGATTGCATCTGTAAAAAATTCAATTGGTAGAACACAGGTAACAATGACGATACCTGAAAATGACCCTAACCCAATGAAGACAATTGAAATAGCGCAAGACGAGATTGTTAGGTCTCGACAACTAGGTATCCCATTAGGTGTAACTAACCCATCAGACATTACTGACTTTATTCAAAGGGCAGGGTTCGAGTGGAAATTTGAAGGACATCCCGGTTTACCTGATTTAAAATTTGATTTACAAAATACAAATACAAGCTATGCTAAACCAGATACTGATCTACAAGATTTCTTAAGAAAATCTAGTATTATGGCAATGGGCCTTTCTCCTGAAATGGTAGACAGTGGTTTTAATACTGAGTTTGCAACAACTGTTGTTGCAAATAATATTTTACTTGGTAAACGTGTAATGCAATACCAGGAATTATTTTGTCCACAACTAAGTGACCATTTAAGAAAAGTGGCTATGAATTCAGAAGAATTAGTAGCCGATTTAAAAAAAATGTTAGAGCAAAGTTTTGATGGTATTAAAATTGAAATTGACGAAGTCGAATCAAATAGAACCGAAGAACTTGATGAAGCAACAAAGAAAAAAATAATTATCAATAAGGCATTAAGTTCTTTCCTTAGTCAATTTGAAATTGAATTACCTAAGCCACCTTCAGTTACATTACAGAATCAACTTGATGATTTAAAAACTTACACTGATGGTTTAGATACTGCTATCGATGCTTACGTTTCAGATACATTCATGACTAGTTCTACTAGTGGTGATTTAAGTAATGAAATTAATACAATTAAAGCAATGGTAAAAGCATATTTCACTAGAAAATATTTATCTGATAACGGAGTAATGACAGAACTATCTGAACTTACTGCTGTCAGGGAAGATGGTGAGCCCCAACTAAATCTGATGAAAGAAATTACTGAACACGTTGAAGCATTAATTAGATCAGGTGTAACTACAATGGTGAAACTAGTTCCAATAGTTGAAGCAGCGAATAAAGACCTACAAGCAGCAAATATAGATACATCTGGTGACAGTAGTTCAAGTGATGATACTAGTAGTGATTCTATGGATGATGCTGGTGGCGATATGTTTGGTAGCGGAGATGACTTCGGAGATATGGGAGAAGAAACACCAGCACCTGAAGATACACCAGCTGATCCTGATGCAGAAGAATCGATAGATGAAGAAAAAATAGAAGAGCCTAAAGAAGAGGAAGTAGAAGAACCTAAGGAAGAAGACAAAGAAGAACCGGAAGAAAAATAAAAAAAAAAACAGAGCCCCACGTGGGTTGTTTTTAAACCCAGGAGTCTTGTTAAGACTTGGGGGTAGTAAAGTAACTGTAGGCAGCTGAAGCTGCCTTATAGACACCAACGCCAGCAGCTGCAATCGCAGCTGCCTCTGCTTTATGCTCCATCACCAGTTTACACTAATGAATAACAGTATTAGTAAGACATTACTATACCTATTCAATTTAGTCATATGTGATTGAAAAAATCTGGAATACGATTTTATAGCATAAAAAGAGGAGCCTAGCGCATCCTCTTTTTATGTATGTAAATTTAAACCACTCCAATCAAGAAAGTGTTACTATCAATACAACTTCTTGTAAGTATAAAAACTTTGCGATCCAATGTTCGGATTAAGCATCGGTTAAACTTCATATTGTAGTTATCCGCCTGATGATATAAAAGAGCAGCTAGTCTGTACAATATAGGAACATTTTCAAAGAATATCGCAACTGAGTTAGTACCTTCAGGGATTTCAAAATCTAAGTCAACACTGAAACAATTTAGCGAAACAAAATAATCAGATGTTAATAAATAAGTAATACAAGGTTTAATATCAACATTTTCTAAAACTGGTGGTGCGTAATATGGTGACAAAGAAGACTCAAACCCTTCAGCAGCGTATACACATGAATCCTTAATAATTGTATACTGTTCTGCACGTATTTCGTTGCTAAATTTTTCACCATATTTAACGTGAACATAATCAATAAGTTCTACACCTTCATCAATAAACGAATCAATGCTAGTAGGTAATGCTAATTGATTATTCAAAAACCTATTAAGTTTATCAGTTATTCGCTTATTAATATAATTAATAGTCGCCATAGCATCCGTTTGATTTTCAGCCTTTAAAGCTATTGCCTTAGAGTCCTTAAGTGTACTAGTAAACTTGATAAAATTATCACATCCTAACAATTTATCCAGTAGTGGTTTTGGATCTTCGACACTGATGTACGGGTCATTCAAAATAGCACCAGTACTGTAAGCGATGATTTTATCATCATCAACTATCTTTGCTTTTAACATTGTATCACAATCTCGCCAGATTTCTTCATCACTAATACCGATAGAATTTTTATCTTTCGTTGTAATTAGCTCAACTACGGAATCTTTAGAAACCTCTGTGTCTTCCAACTTATCTAACATGATATCAAGATCCTTTTTTCTATCTGAAATTTTACCTTTATTTAACCCATAAATAAATTCATTCTTACGTTCATTAGTTTCCTTATCACTTGTTGGAATAAATGTATCGGGTATAGTTCTGGCTTTAAATTGCTTAATTCGCTCCATAAGCTTTTCTGGTGTTAATTCTAAAGTAAACGGTTTGGTTACTTTTTCTGATTTTGACTCATATCGCAGGTCATGTGAATGTTTGTTATATGCTAAATTAAATGGGTATTCTTCACATGGAATCCATTTAATAAGTTTACCATATTGATCACATTCATTATCACCAGAATAGTTAACAGGTGTTATAGGTTGTGGTTGAACAATAGGTTGTACAGGTACTGCATTTGGCACTGGAGCCGGTAGTGGTTCATTAACTAAATATGAACCATTTAATCCAGGTGCTCCAGGTTGTTGCACCATACTGTTTCGCATATTACTAAACATTTGATTGTTATTTTGTTGGCCATACATTCCATTATTCGGTTGGTTAAATTGCTGTTGAGGAACAAACGGTCTATTAAATTGTTGTTGCGGTACTTGTGGTGTAAATGGTTGGTTAAATTGCTGAGCGGTTGGATTTACAAAATTTTGTTGATTTCTGAATCCATTATTAGAACTTTGGAACTGGGATAACTCCTGTGCTACCCTATTCAGTATATTCAATCCATTTTGAATAGATTGATTCATGGTCATAGGTAAATACGAACTTAATGCAGGATACGTATTAACATTACTAATACCTAATAATTCAGTCATCTTTATGGAGCTATCAATGATTGCATCATTTGGATTTGCATATGTACCTTTAGATAAACCCATGTCTGCATATTCTGCTGTCAATTTAACCAAACTGTAAAACTGTTGGTTATTGTACGCATTTTGGGACATTTGGTTAAACAAAAATACCCGAAGTGGATTATCATTTGCCTTCGATTGAATAGCTTCGATACACGATGTTCCTATAAAAGAAAGATACGGCATCAGCATTGGATTTACTGGGATATTTAATTGTCCATTAAAATTACCAGGTTGTGTGTAAACAAAATTATTGATAAGTTTATCAATAGGGAATGGTAATTGATTGTTTTGCATTTCGTGTTCCTTTTATCTTCGGATGAGATTCTGCACATTGTCTATTAATTCTGTATATTTTGGGTTTCGTAATATTAACCCAGTAGAATTAATTTTTACACATAAATTCAGTTTGTTTCTCCCTGTTGGTTCGGCTTTTGATAAACCACAATAACTTCCAACTTCTGCTATAGATGCATTAAGTCGCTTTCCAGGATCTGCTAAAGATAGTCTGTCTTTCTTAGTTTTGTTTCTTTTACTACCACTCTGGGAAACTAAGATTAATGTAGCTTTTAACGCTTTGTTATCACCAGAAGTATACACTGTAGATACTTCTCCGTGATCCTTTGTTATTTTATATATGAGTCCGGGTTTCAAACCTTTATTCATAATACCAATAATCTTATTCTTATTAATATCTTTCTTTTGCGCTGCTTTAAGTTTAAAACACAATTTGACAATACTACTACTAATTTCATAACAAACATAATAAAGTATACTCAGTTCTTTATTATACATTGTATTAACTCTGTCACCAGATGATAATAACCATTCGTCAAATTTATCAATAATTAAAAAGAATATTTGATAAATGTCTGTACAATTAAAACCAATATCTGCTAATTTATTTATAACAATATTATCAACATATTCATCTAATGATGCAATGTGATCAGATACATCACTGATTAATTTTCCACGATTAACATCAGGGCTCCAAATAATTTGACCTAATAAATACATCCATAATTCTTTATGGTTAATATATTCCGGAAGAATAAATGTTGGAAATTGATCCACACAGTAAAAGAAACCACCTACTAGATTTTTTACAATTGTAGTAAATTCCTCTATGCGTATTGCTAAACATATTTTACTGGGTTCATAATACATCTTACTAAAACCTTTTGGTTTATTAGTAGACATATAACAACTACTATTACATATAACCCATTCATTTTGCGGATGTGTTGTCTCATTAATTGTATCGGTTGTCCCCACTACTGGGTTACAATTTGTAAACATACTGAAAGTATCATGAAACCCATATTTACAAAATAGATAATGTGTTAACGTACAATATGTCTTAACAGTTTTACTTGTAGAACCACTGTCGCTATTTTCATTATAAATATAACCATAAGCTACTTGTACACTTTCGCGGACACTGTTAACCATGTAATGCTGAGGAACTCTTTTAAAAGTCAACCTAGCTTTTAATAATCTTACGAATACATTTGTAAGGTGTACTGAAATGACACGGTCCGAGAGTATAGGTGAAATTGTGAACTTTGACCCACCTAGATAAATCGAACCAGCATCACCTACAAAAGGCATCAACAAATATTTAGACGGAAGAGGTTCCCCTTCATAGCTAAACATAAACTCAACTAGATAGACGTCGCTTCGTGCTACATCGAACATACAGCGACTACCTTTTTTCTTTGTTAACTCATAATACTCTTCTTGTGGTGTACATCGTCTATAACCATTATAAACCATGCCGGTCGGAAATCCACCAGCAGACGATGAAAAGATACTATCTACATATTGTTCCACTTGCGTCATGTGTTTACATGCCAAACCCTCCGCTAGATCTCTATTTAGCTTTGGTGTATTGTCATTGATTAGTGACTGCATAGATTTCGGAAACATGAAATACCTTCTTTAGGATATGATTTTCGTTGCATTTACCCATATTTATAACATATGTTTATATTTTTATGATTTATTTAACAACCGTTTGATTACTAGGTGCTAGTTTTATTACAGCTATTGCTATACCTATAATACCTAAAAGTACCCCAGGTATAAACTTTACAATTTCGGACGTATCTTTCCTTTCATAACTTCTTCTTTCATAAAAATCTTTCCAATACAAAGCTTCTTGTTTTAACTTGTGTTCATTTTCCTCTCTGGTGTTTTTAAGTTTTTCATCAAAGCTTTTACGTTCTTTATCTATTTGATCATCTCGATATTTCTGTTCAATATCAAGTATTTTTTTAGCATTCTCCAATTCTTGCAATTTTGCATCTATTAAACTTTGTTTTGTCTTACTCTCTAAGGTTGAACTCTCTAGGTCTTGCTTTAACTTAGCAGTTTCTTTTTTTGTTAACTCTAATTCATGTTCCTTTATTAATATTTTTTCTTTTCTCTCAAAATCATCTTTCTCAAATTTTAACTTTTCGGCAGCTGTGCTTTGTTTTAATAATTCTAATTTATGGTTTAGTTCAGATAGTTCTTCTTTTCTTGTCAGTTCTATGTTTCCAAAATTTAATGCGTCTTTATAATTATCATGTAAACCAATCTTTTCTCTAGCCTCTGCTAGCGTCATCTTAATGCTAGATACCCCGTTATCTGTATTTGTATCAGTGTCATTTTTAGACGAATAAAAGAATAGAAGATAATCACCAAATACTTTTTCACCAATCTTAGGTGAGTATACGATCCTAGATGGTGAATCTCGTTGTGGGTATACTTTAAATACTTTACCTAATATATTAATAAAAACTGGGTGCGCATTTAATTCATGGTTAACATATTTTATTTTTAAGTTTAATTCACTTTGCTTACTATAATCGTTTATAATTCCAAACGTACCAATACCTAGAAATTTTGTACTATACGGATGTTCATCTATCTTGAGAATATCGTTTAAAGATATAATCAAATCTGTTTCATAGTGGTAAAGTGTCCCACCTCTATTTTGTAAATCTATTATGTTTATTTGGTAATCGATCATTACTGATGTAAACGAATATTTATTCGTATCGATACCAATAATTGCCTTTTTAATTTCTTGTAATTCAGAACTATCTACATGCGCCAATGCCTTAACGCCTAGAATTGCTGAATTTAAACTATCACCTTTTATTTTTATTATTTTCCTTATAATAAAACCACTACTATTTTTAGATGAAACACGAGGTATAGAGACTGCTAGGCCATTTCTACCCATAACTGTTAAATCTCTGTGTGTGGTATTGATGTAATAAATTTCTTCTGAATAACTGCTCTGTCTAAGTTCCTCCTGTAAGTCAAATGTTGTTTGTGAACTATACGGGCTACCGTAATATGTATGTGTGGAATCCATATGTAATCTAACAGCAATATTACCATTAGAAAAAATAGGTGGTATATTTTCTTGTTGTATCATTATGTACTCCTGAATTTAGCTACATATTAGTAATATATGATTAAAAAAATATAGAGTAATTAACAAAATAAACCAACTACAAACCTATTAAAGGTTGTAGTTGGTTTATTTTAAATTGTATTTATTGTAAATAAATACTTCTCGTCTTTTGGATAATCAATTACTTTGGTTTCATCTAAATTATTGTTACCGTGTTCTTTATCATAATTGATGTTCCAATCATCTTCCATGTCTCTGATGTAATCTTCATAGTACTGTTTATCAGATTCTTCTTTTTCTAGGAGAATCTGTTTCATTGGTGACCATATTCTAGCAGAATAGATTTCACCTTATCATCTTTCCATTTAACTGGTTTCATTTTCTATTTCCTTAGTGCTGTTACATGTTAGTAATATATGATTAAATATATCCAGAATGTAAATTAAAAAAAAAAACAGAGCCCGCCACCGGGTTGTTTTTGTTTTTAAAGTATGCCCTGCTTTTGCAAGTTGGCATACTCTGCAGGCCGCTTGACCTGCAGTTGCATCATCCACATGCCTGTGTTTTGGGCACCCAGGGTGTAGACCGATCCGGACTCAGTCCGGATCTGACCAGGGCGTGTGTTTACCACCTTGGTCGTACGCCACTCGGCGCCGCCAATCTTGCCGGTGGCGGTAACACCGCCACCGTGAAGCGGGAGAATTTTCCAATCCTCCAGAATACGATCAGTCATATAAACCCTTTCAAAGTTTATATTGTGTATTTGTAGAGTACATAACACTCTAAACAAGTAAGGCATATACCTATTCAAATTAGTTATATGTGACTAAAAAAAATCTAGATTACAACATATATCCCTAGCAAAGCCTTATGAGCTAAGCTAGGGATATATGAAAATAACCTACCTATTCAGTAGCGATATTTTTAGTTTAAAGAAGTATATTCTTTAACTAATAAAACATTGAAAATTAGATTACACAACGTGTGTATTTACAATGCTCTTATCTGCGATGATGTTTTGGATATTGATAACATCCAATGAACCCATAACAGGCAGATTTACAATGTGACGGAATGAAGGCTGAACAGTAAGTTCCATAGTAGTTGCACCGTTACGAACGATAGGCATCATCAGAGTTAATTCTGGCTTCCATGCCATTGAACCAAAGTGCATTGGGTTAGGCACACCTGAGTTGTAGCTGGTTTCCATACCGAATGTAAGAATGAGCTTACCGGTCATACGGCTGTCTAGTGTAGAAACTAACTTGTAATCAAAGTATTCACCTAGTAGACGCATGTCACCATTTAGGGTTAGGTAACGGTTCAGGATTGGGTCTGTACCGATAATAACCATTGGCTTAGGTGCAGCACCATCAAACAATGCATCGCAAGCAGCCTTATAACCAGAAGTCACGTGTAAGCGATAAGCCATGTCACGAATCTTGTTGATAATCAAAGCAACCATATCTTCAGCACGGTCAGAAGACTTCAGTGAATCAATTTGTGTTTCAGTATCAAGAGTATCTTCTGCATAAGCAGGTGATACTAAATAACGAGAAACACCTAGAATTTCAGGTGCATCAGTTGCTAAATCAGAAGAGTTAACATATTCACGTAAGAAATCACGAGCATCTAATAGAGCACCGACAGCTGCATTGCTAGTACGAATGTGCGTAGTAGTAATTAGAGCTGATAGTAGTGAGCTGTCATTAGCTTCCGTGTCGCCAACTGGACGAAGAGCAGTGATGGGGGGCAGCAGAGGCACAGTGTAGAGATGATTGACATATTGAGTATCAATCAGCTGACCACGTTGACGACGGTTACTATTGGTACGGTATGCGACTAAGTCGTAACCAATAACAGCAGCGCCAGCAAAAATAGCAGCAATTGTAGCACCAGCACCAGCGGTTAGATCCATGATCTGGCCGTCAATAGTAGTTACTTTAGCAACTGAGCAATCACCAGTATTTACAACTGTATCGCCCTTATCTTGTAGAACTGAACCAAACAAAGTAGAGCCTAAACGGACAGTATGATCAGTGAGAGCAGCAAGTTGTGGAACAACTGCACCATCGATCTTCTTGGTCGTAGCAACTACACGTAGTGCATCGGTTTCAAAGTTGAGTTGTAGCAGACGAGTATTACCTTGTACTGCATAGTTAAAGTCAGTACGTGGGAGCTTATCTACATTAAACTTAATAACAGCTGCTGGATTAGTAGCATCAGCTTTAATCTTAACATATACTGCGCTTAAACGAACTGCTGAATCAATAGCGTCAGTACTATCAAGGATACCAGTAGCTAATAGTGCAGCAGTTTGTGAAATGCCCAATAGAGAGAATTTTTTACCAACAGCTAACGGTGCGGTGACTACAGGTTGTGTGTCTAGAGTAACTGTGTAAGGAGCAACATCGGCAGCAGCAACGAACATAGCAGTAGAATCATTAGCACCACCACCGGTACGTACGATTGGTACAATTTTAGTTTGGTCATTACGAAGGATAGTTGCATCAATAACTGCCTTAATGATATTTTTACGTCCGAATTTATCTAGGGAACCATTAAGTTCACGACGAACTTCATCTTGTACATAGATCAAACGAATTGATACCATGAAGCCGACGTTGTCAGGAGTAACAACGATTGTTGGGAAAAAGGCTTCACCGAACTCATCTTGGCGAGCTGCTTGCATATTGTAAGCAACTGAATAAACCATTGCGTTTTTATTTTCTTTTGTGTCAAAAGCTTCCAATGAAAACGCACGTGACTCCATAGCGCCGTTAATGCCAGCATTACCAATAACAGTAGTGTTGGTACCAGTGGCAGCTGCTTGAAGGGCACCAGCTGTTTGCTGTGGCTTCATGTAGTACGATTGAGGTGCAGATGCTATAACACCAGCAGCAATTGCTGCTGACTCTTGTGCAATATTAAGCTTACCAAAACCAGGAAGAGTTTTAAGGCAAGTGTCGATGACGTTTGACAAATTAGATACAGCTGTATTTAGTTGAAATTGTTTATCAGGGGTCATACCTTCCATCGCCATAGCAGCTTTAGCTACTTCAGGTGTAGCGAATTGTCCAGGACCTTGGTTGACAACTGCTTGTAGTGACTCTAGAACTAATGCAACTGGAGACGCTTCAATCTGTGGAGTCATTCCACGATTGCTAAAAAGATTTTGATGCTTCATTTGAAAACATTCCTTTAAGTAAAATTTAAAAAATTAGAAAATAAAATTAAACAGCAATAATGTTTTAATTTATATTGTATCATTATACACAATATTGTCTATAAATTAATTGCATTATTTACAGTTGATTTATATAACACTCAAATAATTGGCGTCGAGCCATATTATCATAACCTTCATAGACATAAAATAACTTTAAAAGGGAACTAGTTAATTCAAATCTATGTTTCTTGGCATCGTCCTCGCTGAAAAAACCCGGATATATAATTACCAAAAATGTATTCTGATTGACATCTTTTATTTCAAATGGAACTGGATATATTTCTGTTTTTGAAGATTCATTAAATAAACGTGCATCTAGATCATCTTGTACCAATGGTGTTAATGGTTTAATCTGAGATTCAAATTTACTCCATCCAAATGAATTTTTATACCAATTATCATATAAAGATGTTGCAAAAGAACCAATACCAAAAACTTTTTCGCTTCTCTCATTAAGTAAAGAAGTTAATGCTAAATCTTCCGGACTAGTTACGTCAATTAGTTTCTCTAAATTTAATATGGTATCAATAGTAAAATTGTTTCTAACTACAGTGTTAACTAACCAATATGGTACTAGAAAGATATTCTTTTCAACACGAATGCTCATGAACTATTCCTTTTTAGATGTTGCCTCAGACTATATTATATTTGTTAACAAATTAAATTACGGAAAATAAAAATACAATCACTAGAATATTGTGCCACACATTTCGTGGACTAGCACATCATATAAAACAAATTGATTAAAAATGGATAATAAATTAATTCTTTGTAAGTGCATTACTCTTTTATACAGGGAAAGTTTACTCCTTGAAAAATCAGAAAATAGTGCAGATTTAGTTAGAACAGTCTTGGAAGAAATTAAAACACCAGAATCATCATTAACGTTGAGCCATAGTGCAGAAGTATTAGATTCATTAAAAACAACCGCTATTTATTTATGTAATAACCCTTTTGATACAGTGTATGAAAAAGAAGAATTATTACAACGTTTAAAGGTTAACTGTTTAGATGATGAAAAGTTATATGAAGCTTTTCATCAAGGTATCGATAAAGACATGGATGAAGGTAGTTTAAAACGAACTATTATTAGTATTAGAAGATATATCAATGACATCTTTAGAGAAAATGAGATAGTTAAGATTATTAAGTCAGCTAGTAACGAAATAATGTTTAAGAGAGAGAAAATTAAAAATGTCAGAACTTTTGTTAATGATCTGTGTATTAAATTAGAGCCATATCAAATAGAATCTGGTAAAAAAGATCCATCTATTATTAACAGTGTGGATATTGGTGATACTAGTAGTTTAAGTGAAATGTTTGCGGAAGTTAAAGCTAATGCTGATCATACTGGTTTACTAGTAACTGGTTGGCAAGCACTTAACACTATGCTTCAAGGTGGATTTAGAAGAGGTGAGCAAATAGTGTTACCTGCATTACAGCATAAATATAAAACTGGTTTTACATTAACATTGTTTAAGCAAATTGCTATATACAATAAACCAGTAATGATAAATCCTAATAAGAAACCAATGTTATTAAGGATTTCTTTTGAGGATAATCTGTCTAGCAATTTGCAATTCCTTTATCAGAATTTATGGTATAATGAATATAATATATTACCCGAGATTGATAAACTCAGTAATATAGAAATGGCTAGCTATGTCAAAGAAAAAATGCAGGTCAATGGATACCAGATTAGAATGCTCAGAGTAGATCCTACTAATTGGACATACAAAGACTTGCAAAACTATGTTTTAGAATTAGAGGCAAATGGGTATGAAATACATTTATGCATTGTAGACTACCTACCAATGCTGCCTACTACTGGATGCGAAGAAGGTCCTATGGGGCACTCATTAAGAGATTTGTATAGAAGGACTAGAAACTTTTTTTCAACTTAACGAACAACACCGATCAAATTACGCACCTATGGTATGAAACATAGGAAAAACGTAAAATGATTAAAAAGATACCCGGTAATATAAATATTCTTGTAAATCTACAAGGTGATTTCTTTGATAATTACGGTACTAAAATACAGTTAAAGAGAATTGATAAATTTGTATATATAGAATTATTTGGTAAAATAATTAAACGAAGTGTAATTTGGGTTTCGCTTTTAGCGTGGTATGAATTAGATCATATACACGATTTAGATAAACATATAGATAAAATTAAGTTTTACAATCCACATAAAATTCTAAGAGTTAGTTGTGGCAAAATAATGATGTTTAGTGAACCTATTTATTATAAAGAAGGTTTTCGTTTTATACCAAATTACTCTAGATACGCTATAAATATAGATTCAGATGTTCTAGATACTTTAACTGGAAAAATAGTCACCGATAGGGAAATACTAGACGAGTACGAAGTAATTTTTATTTATTCACCAGATAAAGGCGGAAATAGAAACACTCGCGTTCATCGTCTAATGGCATTAGCGTGGCTTCCAAATAACGATTTCATTAATAAACCAATAGTGAATCATATCGACGGTAATAAAACCAACAACAAACTAAGTAATTTAGAGTGGTGCACATACGAGCGTAATTCTAATCATGCGTTTGATATTGGTTTAAACTCTGGTTGTAGTAAAATGAAAACCAGAGATATTGTTACTGGAGAAATTGTTATTTATAGGTCAGCAGGAGAAATGTCTCGTGTTCTAGGTATGTCAAATATAGTCCCAGGGAGTTTAGTAAATAAATTGCCTGGTGCGGCTTACAAGAAACGATACGAGATAAAATATTTTGACGACGATAGTCCTTGGTATTACGAAAACAAAAATGAAGATTTTTCTTTTACTAAATCGATTTTCACAATAACAGTGTTAGACAAATCGACAGGTGAAATTAATAGATTCTCAAATTCAAAAAAATTTCGTAATAAATATAAATTACATTCTGGATTGAAAGATAAAAGAAGTAGTTTAGATTACGCCATTGGATTATTCAAAGAAAAATATCCTGATCTGGAAGTTAGTTATGTCAGAAATTCAATAATTGGACCGTATTTTGTCCATGATTTAGAAAATAGTAAGGCATATATTTTTAAATCAATTATTGAATCAGCAGCACATATTGGAAGAAGCCGAACTGAATTGCAATACGATTTAAGTCGTGGATTCAAGTTCATTTATTCTAACAAATGGGTTGTTGTCCCTAGAAACAAAGATTTTAATCTAAATGATTATAAGAATAAACCAACTACGCACGATAGAGTCTCAATAACAAATGTTTCTACTGGTGTGGAAACTATTGCTAACTCAATAAAACATGCCGCCACTGTGTCGGGCGTTGAGTTTAGGACTGTTAAGCGTAGGATATTTACCGGAGAACCTTTTAAAGGGTTTGTTTTCAGGTCATTAAAACAGTAATGTTTTAATGTATTTTCTTTGAATTGCTGGGAGTCCCTAAAGAGCCAAATCACTACTGCGAAGCGAAAGCTAAAGCCATAGTTTGAAAACGATTTGGATTGGGTAATCAGCAGCCAAGATCCTCTATGTAGAGATACAGTGGATAAGGTTCAACGACTATCGCAGCGATGCGAGTAGGAGGCAGTGCCTCCGAAGCGGAGAACATCCTACCAGATAATGCTGGGGATGAAGATATAGTCTGTTCCAATATGAAAGTATTGGCGGGTGTCGTAGCACACCGGGTTAGATTAACGAACTAACTGGACAAAAAGAGAAGAATCACTTTTATAACACCCCATCAATTGTCAACTGACGCAAAACAACTAATCAGAGATGGCCATCAAAACTTTGTAAAGTTATTACCTGGTAGAGGTTATTTTTCTGGTAGTAAACAAATCGATCAAGAATACGATTTGGGAATTTATATGCACATTGAGTTTGTAAATAACCGAGCATACTTAACTCTACAAAGAGATAAACATAGGGGGGTAGATGTGATACCACAAGACCAAATGTATTTTGTATTACCATTTCCTATTAAGGGACCCATTCCTGACGATTTAAATAAACCAGCAATACATTCTAAACGATTAGGTGCAGAATCAGTAGGATCTGGAAACGGAGATGCTGTTCCGTTTTGGCAAAACACTGAAAATTAAAAAATAAGTTATGAGCACTATCATTACCTATTTAAATAGGTAATGATAGTGCTCATGTTTTACTAATCTATATTATCTGTTTTTTTAACAGATATAGAGTCAGTTATTCTGACAATAAAGTCAGAATATTTTTTAAGCTCAGCATATGTGTGAGTATGACTGTAGATTACATACTTGTAATCAGTATATAATAGATCAGGGCCTGTTGGTACCGATACTAATATAACTACTTCTTTATCTCCCTCGCCAGGACGAATCAGAATTTGAACACATTGTTCAGGTTTAGGTTTCATCCTAATGTTGATTCGGTTGAGTCTTCCAAACTCAACCGAATCAAACATATGCCCACTGTCAATAATACTTGACATGATAGTCTTCACAATAATAAGAATAAATTCCATATAATCTTTCTCGCAGTGTACTGCAATTACGAACAGGACAATTACTGTTCAATTAAATAATATACAACTGAAAAAATCTAAAATACAAATCTTGTGAATGATAAATAATATAGGGCTCTATATTAATATTTTAAAGGAATTATAGATGAGTAGTAATTTTAAAAAATCATCTAAATTAATTGCATTGGATCAGATATCAATTTTTAATGATATTGTATTCACTGCGGATAAGATTAGATTAGGAGTACCGAAGGTGCTCGATATGCGAGTAGATATTACAAACGACGAAAATACATTTGTAAACGTAAATATCACTGATGGAAATAAAGATATATCTGCAGAAGAATCAGGATATATTTATAGAAGATTAGAACTAACTGATATTCTTGGAAATAAAACATTTACAACATATAGACAATTTCCACTAAAGGTCAGTGATCTATTGGATGATATAAATAGAGAATTTGAGCTGAGCTTAGTTGAAGATGATATTGTTGATAAAACGGTATTAAATCCAATTAGTCCTTTTAGTTTTAAAGTAAGCCCTAGCAATCCAGCTTGGATTGGTGATGATATACGTATGACAATAAATTATATTGTTCCTGCGGCATATAGAACAACTGAAAATGGATCGATGCGATTGACTGAAAATGGTCTACCACGAGAACTTAATTAACTTTTTTATGAATGGATAATCATGTCTAAAATATCAGAATTACCTGTTGCTAGTTCACTCACTGGAGTTGAACTTATTGAAATTGTACAAGGTGGTGTTAGCAAAAGCGCCCCTGTAAGTATTATTCCTGCTTATAAAAACGCATACGATTTAGCTGTATCTAAAGGTTTCATCGGTACTGAAGCAGAATGGTTGCTTAGTTTGGTCGGACCTACTGGCACTACTGGTGCTACTGGTCCTAAAGGTGATACAGGTGCTACAGGTCTAGATTCATTAGTTCCAGGACCCCAAGGTGCTCAAGGTGTAGCAGGTCCACAAGGTATTCAAGGTGAAGTTGGGCCACAAGGTCTTACAGGTCCAGCAGGTCCACAAGGCCCAGCGGGTGCTGATTCAACTGTAGAAGGTCCTCAAGGTCCACAGGGTACTCAGGGTATTCAAGGTGAAACTGGACCACAAGGCGTTCAAGGTATTCAAGGTATCCCTGGAGCAGATTCCATTATACCTGGACCAGATGGTCCTCAAGGTGTTCAAGGTGCTGATGGTGTGTCAAACATTCCAGGTCCACAAGGTCCTAAAGGTGATACGGGTCTACAGGGTATTCAAGGTTTAACAGGTGCTGATGGTGTGTCAAACATTCCAGGTCCACAAGGTGATACTGGTCCAGCAGGTCCACAGGGTATTCAAGGTTTACCAGGTGCTGAAGGTCCTCAAGGACCACAAGGTATTCAAGGACCAGCTGGTACACCTGCACCAATTGTAACCTATCCGTTTACCGCACAGTTAACTGCTGTTGATGAAACCTGTGTCGCTAGTTTAAATAAAGGATATTTTGTAGTACCATTTGATATGGATATAAAAGATATCTGGATAGATGCATTTGTATGTAATTTTGGTAGTACTACAGACCCTGCCGTAAAATTAACGGTAGATGTAAAAGTATCTGGTGTATCTATTTTTAATAGTGTATATATGCTTATAGATTTTATGACTGGTTCATCTACAAGTTCCGCTACACCGAATCCTAATATGGTTGATACAATGGTAGCCAAAGGCGAGAGAATCACTTTTGATATTATTGAAGCTCCAGCTGTAATTGATGCGGATATAAAAGGTTTAATTGTTACTATAGTAGCACAAAAAATTTAAAAAATATTTGTAGTACACGTACTCCCAATTAAGGGAGTACGTGTACTATGGTATAATTAGCTAGAACACTTTTCACAAGTGCTTTCCAATTGAATGCACTGTTCTTGTGCATAATTAGAAAACACTTCTTGGATATTATCATTATCCAATTGGTTTTGGTACACAACCTTGTTTATTTCTCTTTTGAAATAAACAGTGCCGCATTTCTTACATAATTTAGTAAAGAAATACTTTTTTGCTGGTTTAAATTTATCAATGTCTACTAATGTTATAAATGCGGTGGTAAACTGTTCAACAGATAATCCATGTTCAATTATAAACGATACTGATTTGTATTCTTCACTGTTGGGGTCATGAATGTAAATACTAATCAAACCATTCTCGTCTGTATCGTAAATAATTTCTAACTTCCAATATGATTCAAAGAAGAAAATTTCCACACAATCACTTCCGGCAAACCGGAAGTCTTTGATACGCACACCTTCCGATGTGAGGACAGCTGCGAATTTCATAACAAATGCCAAAAGATACCCAAACATAAATATACCTTTCTGTACAACAGTACAAGTAATTAACTAATTCCAATTAAATAATATATAACTGAAAAATTCTAGAATACAAATCTTATGACTAAAAACAAAAGGAAATTTAATGGATAATTTAGAAGCAGATAGAAAAGATATCAGTGATTGGTTGTTAATGCAATCACCAATCGTACAAAAAAATTCAACTATACTAAGCTTTAAAGAAGGCGGTGTTATGTTGCATATTGATAAAAATGTACCTAAAACATTTATTCCTAGAATGCCTACATCAGCAGCACCTAGTGAAAATGATACTACTGCTAGAATTACCGTGGCACCCGATTTAGTTGGTTGCATAATTGGATATGCCAGAGTAGATTCCGATGTATTGTCCTCAGTGTACATGAAAACTAAAGGTAAGGATCAATTTAAAGGTGGATACATTATTAGTGAAATGCCGTATACACATTGCATTAAGCCAACCGATAAACTAGTTTACGATTCTTCTAGAACGTTAGAACATTGGTTGGTCAGTTATAATAAACAAAGTTTACAAGTAAAACCTATTGAAGTAGGAAAAATATTTATTAGTTCTATATTAACTCAAAATAGAAGTAGCATAGAACCTATTAAAACAATTAGTGCTTATATATCTCACACATGTACTAATGGATTAAGATTTAGTAAAAATAATGTATTACCAGCAGGTTACTATAAAGCTGATATAATATTTAAATCACATGATACAAGAAGTGTTGATAATGAATCTGATTTCATTATTAGAAAATGCAATACTGGGGAATACACTGAAGCTAAGAATCAATCGGCTGCTTTACTCTCTTATGCAACATTAGCACCGGAGTACTTAAAATGGTAAAAGCAATTATCATCAAAGGTAACCCTAGTTATATTAATAATGATATAGCTAGGAAGTATTACAAAGACATTGAATTGTTTTTAAAAGAAAACGGTGTCGATAAAGTAGAGTTTGATAATGGTGATGATAAAACATTACCTAAACTCGATGCTGATCTATATATTGCACATTCTCGTGGTTGCAGTAGGTATCAGTACATGCCTAAAGATAAACAAAAAGTTTTTTTAAAGTTTGGTGTACCTGATGGTGTTATAGATCCGGTGGATTTGAAATGGTGTAAAGAAGTATGGGAGGTTGATAAAAATACACCTTCACAACCACCTAAAGAACATTTGTATATCAAGAAGAAAATAGCACTTTTAAAAGTAAAGGTAAAATTTACGATTTAAATTATTTTTGGAAACAAACACATAATCAACCTATATTAGAAATCGATGTGGATTTAATAAAATGGGTATTGGAATATGATAACGATAATAGTGCAGAAGATAAAATTAGAACTAATAATGTTGATTTAACTGCGCCCCTATTAGTAACAAAATTTTATAGTAAAGAACTAGTTGTCGATGGGTTTCATCGATTAAAAAAAGCAGTAAGTTTAAATGTAAAAAAATTACCTTATTTACGAATAAGTAAAGAGTTATTTATATCTGGAGAAATAAATACTTCTTTAGAGAATTATAAAGAAACTATTCCATTAGAAATATTACAACAAGCCGATAACGATCCATTTTTAAATGACATTATTGAAGTTGATAAAAATAAGACCAGAGTACCTATTTACTATGGTAAAGTAATAGCTGGATTCTATACACCTAGACAAACTGAATACAAAAAAAGAATGTATTGGAGAACTGGGGCTATTTATATATTACCGCAATATAGAAAAAAAGGTTTAGCTAGTAAAGCAGTTAGTGAATTCTTTTCTGATAAGGAATATGGTTTAGCTTTTATTGAGCCACATAATGCGGCTAGCCTGGCTACGTTTGAAAAATGTGGTTTTAAAAGAACTGAAATAATAACAGGTAAACGAACAGGTGATAAATTTTGGAGAATGTTAAAAGAACCAGAACTAAAACCTGCATTTTTATCTTGGTAAAATAAAAAAAAAATCATATTTACCTAAACTACTCAATTAAGAGTAGTTTAGGTATTATGTTGTTTACTTCAATGCATCATAGCAAACCAAAGCGCACGTTTGATAACTTGTTCAGTCGTTAACTCAACTCCAAAACCTTCCGCAAAACGATGCTTAAGTTCATTGATTTGATTATATTCTTTTATAGACAATTCAATACGATCGTTTGGAGGTGACTGCATTTGCTCACCGGTTTGTTTGGAAAGCTGTTCATCTAATAAGATCTTATCCGTCTTAATTGTTGTGTGTGATGACTTCCTCAAAGCTTTGGCTTTCAACTCGGCATCCATGATCCTTTCTTTGTGGGTCATTTCTGACCATGGCTTACTGGGTTCAGTTTTAACCGTTTGCTGTTTAAATTTCATGGGCTTATAATCATCATCGACAATTTTAATAACTGCCTCTTTTGAATATTTAAAACCAGCATAGTTTACTGTAAACGAACCTTCATCCGATACAGTAATTGCACCTTCTTCCAGGAGATCATCTAGAACGGGCATGACACAGAAGTTAAAATTTTCAGCTATGCATCCTTTACAAACTCCAGGGTTACTTTTGATGTACTCGTAAACTACATGGTGATGCAACCGGATATCGTCTTTTTGTTTAGGGTTATTTTTCATTTTCATTTCCTTTTTAATGTTAATTAGATTTACCGAGGATTCATGTGTATAAAACTTGACTGTGGAGGCTGTGGAAAATAATTTGGATTTATAAATGCCTGAGATGAAACCCCAGGTGCCATACTTGGTGCACCCTTTAAATGCTGAGGTATAAATCTATGAATATTACCTAGAATATTTTCTATTGTTTGCATATACGTAGGCTCAAATCCAAATTGTTGAGTTAAGTATTGCTGGTAATTTTTTAGAATTTCTAAATTATTGCCAAACAATGTAATAACTTCTGAAGGCTCTTGTACTTTTTCAACTTGTTCTTTTTCTATAATTTTTTCCATGTTTTTTAATTTATCAATTTCTATGTTAATTTCATTTAATTTCTTAACATTATCCATTATTTCTACCTTTTCAATTTTAACCGGTAATTGATTTAGTTTTGCTTTAACATTTTTTAAATGCTTAGCATATTTAGCTTTTGGCAAATAAATATCACTGACAGCAGTCAATAAACCATTTACTCTGACAACCAATCCATTGCTAATAAGATTTGAAATAGCTGTGCGTGTATATTTTATTGTTTTCTTTGAAACACCGCACACATAATCATTAGAACAATTTGGATTATTTTTAATAATTGTAAAAATATCGCATGCTCCCGATATATTATCTTTTATAACTTTATCGACCGTAGATTTTTTATCATTAATGATACCAATAACAGTGTCTTCATGTTCAGGACAGTTTTCTTCGATCCAATCAAATCCTTCTTTTGAAGTAAGATGTGTTTTAGTTTTTATATTCTCTACTTTATTATCAATAAACCTTGGTGTCACATTGATTAGATAAAATTGTTTGTACGGAGTGATATACAACGAGATAATCTCATCGTTATCGCTTTTCTGTTTAGTTGTAAAAATATCCAGATCACCCTTGCCTGGATTTACATTGTTCAAACTAGTGTACATATTGATGTCGATATAATTAGACAACTTGGATTAGGCGTGTCTTATAAGCCTTTTAACATAATAAGTTATGTTAATATATCCAAATTAGTAATATGTGATCAATTTAATTTAAAATCAATATTTAATCCCCCTAAGCTGTTTAGTTTGCGACACTATTTTATCAGATATTTCATTTAACTCAATAACAGTAATAGGTGTAAACAATTTCATTTTGTTTGATGTTATATGTTGCAAACATATATCAGCTGGATTAATATTATATTTATCCCGAAGAATAAATTTAGCTGCATTAATTGCATCGCTAATTTTAAATTTTTTGGTAATTTGTTCCAAGTAGGTATAAGTGATTGTCATTTTAATTTAAGTGGATTTGTACACATTAAGGTATTGCGCATATAATTTATAACAGTCATCATCCGATGTGTGATGGTTAATTAATTTTTTTGTTAAACTTAATGTAGAGTCAATTTTTTTTCTCTTCTCTATTAATTCTATTAAATCTATTGATTTATGATATTTTTGTTTTCGTAAAAATCTGATATCTGAATTAATATTAAGTAGCTTTCTATGTAACGCTACAATAAGTTCAACTATATCATCTGTTTGTTTTATCATTATTAAAACCAAACATAATATTTAATATATTAGCTTGAAATAAATTATCTGTAATTATTGTGTGTTCTTTCAAACGTATACCATCCGGACCGTAATATTTATTACATGTCCAAAAACCTCCCATGAAATTACTTTCCTCTATATAGTGTTTACCTGGTTCTCCGCAATTAGGACATAACTCTTCTTTATTATCGGTCATAATTTAATCCTTAAACAAAAGGTAATTGTATTCCTGTTTGATTACTATATCGGCCCTGGGAATAATTCATTTTAGAAGCAGTTTCGCCTCTATAAAATACTACTTGTGCACATCCTTCATTAGCATAAAGTTTGATTGGATATGGAGTTGTATTGGCAAATTCCAATACAACATTTCCTTTGAAACCACACTGAATTACAGATGCAAACATATTTAAACCAGATCTGGAATAAGTTGATTTACTTATTAGAATACCAGTAATGACAGGAGGCATATTAAAGTATTCATTTGACCTGCCTAACACAAAACCATTTGGTGGAACTATACATGTATCTGTTTTTATCGTTTCAAAGATATTTTCTTTGAAATCTTTAGGATCAATAATAATATCTTCTTTGCTTGTAAATATTTTAAACTCTGTTGCCAAAGATACATCATAAGAATATGGCCCAAGTCCATAAGAAATTATCTTTTCGACTGTACCGTCCTCATGTATATTTTCGTTTACCTGTTCATTGGAAAAAGGATAAATCATTGGTTTTTGTTGAAGCATTTCCTCTTCAGTAAGTTCTCTTATTTCTTTAATTGTAAATGTTTTATTACTATTATTGCTGTAAAATTCTACTATTTCTTTAGTTGTTAAATTTGAATATTCATAAGTTATATTGTGCACTATTTTTTTTACTAAAATACCTTCACCGTCATCAACTTCTTGAACTACAGGTGTAACTTTAGTGATTACATATTTAGGTACTTCGCATAATCTAGCAATTTGTTTATCGGCCAAAATCATATTTATCTCCAATAATTAATTAATTGATTGATTCTTTAGAAACAAAATTAAAACTATTTAATTCGTCTAGAAAACCATAATCACCCCTTTTTATATTACTTTTAATTTTTGAATCAGTCAATACAGTATGATGAGTATTATCTTCAAACATTATGATATATTTATACATCTCACCCTCTTCTCTAATATCACTTATTTTTTTCATAAAACCTACATCGGAACTTATTATGTTAGGCTTTATGTATCGAGGGTATTCACTTTTAATACCTAATCTGGGTTCAATATAATAACTGATAATATGTGATATAGAGAAGTTAATGAAGTTATTTACTTCTTCTGGTTTTTTGCCACTTAAACTAAAAACATTTTTACCGCACTCTATTATATCCCCGTTAGTTTCTAAACTTAAATACAAATTAGAGAATTCATCTAATTTAAAACAAACAGTTAATTTATCCTCAAATTGATCTATTGTAGTTAATTTTGTAACATGTGGGTAGCTTTTTTGAATATTGTACTTTTTAACAAACATTAAATCATATTGATAAAATAATGTATTTATTATTATATTAATTAAATCATTATAAATTAGGAAGCTTACATAATCATTTCTTTTTTTCATATATTTTTACTACCTGTAAAAATTATTTACAGGTAGTTTGTTTATTTTTAGTTACTAATTAATGATACACCTGGGAGACGCGGTAATCAGAGTTTGATGAATCAATACCAGTCACTGCAATTAAACTCTCGCTTTGAAACAAGTCGGCTGAAGTAAACCCAAAGACACTGATGAGTTCACGAGCCTGTCGCAAAGCGTCTGGAAGCTCAGAAAGTCGTGCTGCTTCAATTTTTTCATCCATTTGAGCCAAGAGTACAGATTTTTCAGCCTGGAGTTCCTTGAGTGTGAGTGTAGTTTTTAGTGAATATGTTGTATTCACTTTATAGGTAGACTGGCAATCAACTAGGTGAATGGTTGTACGTTTAATAATATTATCGCATAATCGTCTATTTAACAACCACTCACTACCTTTGTAAACATTAAGGATAGTGTTTTTAATTATATTGGCTTCTTCAAAACTTTTTGCTTTATATACCAGAAATTTATATTTTCTATTCTTTTTATGTTCATTTAATACAGCCATACTGAATCCATAATCATACTTAAACCATGACTTGATAGAGTGTTGTAAACGATATGCATTAGATGTAACACCCACATATGTTTTATTAGATTTATCAAATAATAAAGCATATACTGCTGGATAATAATCACTGCCAAGTGTATTCAACTCAGAAAAACCGTCTAACATAATAACTCCTTTGTTTAAAAATCAATTGTTTAAATACTCAATTAAAGTTTTCTCATCAATAACTTTAATATTAAGTTTCATTGCATCTGCTAACTTACTACCTGCATTTTCACCTGCTATTACTAGTTGTGTACTTTTACCAACACTTGATTGAATAGTAGCCCCTAATGATGTTAATTTATCTTTTAGTTCCTGACGAGACATTATGTTAAAGCTGCCAGTTAACACAATATTTTGATTTGTAAATATATTTTGCTTAGTTTCTATTTCATCATCCCAAGTTATTCCTACAGCTCGTAATTTAGATATGGTTTCTAAATTATCTTTATTTCGAAAAAACGAATAAATGCTTGCACCTACTGTTTCACCGATATCATTTACAGACATCAGCTGTTCTTTAGTTGCATTAATTATATTTTCAAGCGTTGTAAAATGGTTAACTAATCTTTTTGCTGTACCTTCACCTGCATAACGAATTCCTAATCCAAATAGAAATTTTCTAAGTGTAGTTTGTTTAGATATATTAATTGCTCTAATTATATTCTCGGCACTTTTCTTACCCATCCTATCGAGTTGCATTAATGTATCCAATGCTAACTGTTGCCTTTTAATTGAAGATAATTTAGTTATAACTTGGTAGTAAGTTTTATTCTCTTTTAAACATAATTGGTTTAACCCTAAGTTGTAAATATCTACTACATTAGAGATTATACCTTTCTGAAGCAACTGATCAATTAAACTCTCGCCTACCCCTTTAATTTCTACAGCTGACTTTTGAATAAAATGTAGAATAGAATATTTAATTTGTGCCGGACAAATTAAAGTACCGGTACATCTGTAATCGATTTCACCTTCTTCTTTTAAAGTAGCTGATCCACATTCTGGGCACACAGCTGGCATCTTAAAATCAGGTAAAGAATTATCTGGATTTAATGATCCTGTAATTTCAGGGATTACGTCACCTGCTCTTCTAACTATAACTGTATCGCCAACATGAAGATTTTTTCTAATGACTTCGTTTTCATTATGAAGTGTCACGTTTGTAATAGTAGCTCCACCTACAAAGATAGGTTCTAATCTAGCTACAGGAGTAAGTTTACCAGTTCTACCTACTTGAATATCAATAGCTAATAATTTAGTTTCTTTTTCCTGTGCTGGAAATTTATGTGCTACCGCCCATTTAGGTTCACGACTAATAAACCCTAATTTATTTTGTAACTCTAAATCGTTAACTTTATAAACAACCCCATCAATCTCGAAATGTAATTCACTTCTATCGAATTCAACTTGTTTATGAAATTCAGCTAATTCTGCCGGACCTTTACATATTTTAGTATGTGTACAAACAGGGAAATTTAAATAGTTTAAAAGATAATTTAAAGAGTCAAAATGTGTTTTAAATTTTTTATCTGAGTCTATTAGTGTATATACAAAGAAACTCAAATTTCTTTTAAATGTTATTCCTGGATCCAATACTCTCAATGCACCAGCTGCTGCATTTCTAGGATTAATATAAAGCGGTTTATTTTCTTTAGTCTGTAATTCGTTAAGATACTTAAAAGCATCTTTACTCATATACACTTCACCTCTAACAATTAATAATTTTGGGATACTACTATTATCATTAGAAAAAATATGTTTGGGTACATCTCTGATCATTTTTACATTTTCAGTGACATCTTCACCATATTCTCCATCACCGCGAGTGAGAGCCTGTACGAGATTGCCATTCTCGTACCGTAGATCGATACCTAAACCATCAAATTTCAATTCAGCTACATACTCTACGGTAGTCTTAGAATTGAGCAATGTAATAATTCTATCATTAAATGTGTATGCTCCTTGTGGTGTAAAATCAGTTTCTGTTTTTAAACTGAGCATTGGATGAGTATGTTTTACTGCTTTAAAAACTTTGTGCTTCTTTAAGACAGCACCGGGTTTTTGTGTAGGTGAATCATCTGTAATTAATTCAGGCCATTTGGCTTCCATATTCTGAAGTTCAATATACTTTTCATCGTATTCGTAATCAGACATCAATAGTTTTTCAGCATAATAATAAGATTCTGCTGCTCTTTTCAATTCTTCTTTTAATGTGTTATATTTCAACAACATGATGCATACCTTTAAATATATTTCAGTCTAGAACAAGACATTCTATAACGAAGTTCGTTAATATTTACTTTCCCGAAATAAATAGCTGTTTCTTTATTTTTGTGTGAAGTTGGATCGTACACTAAATCAAAAATTTTATTTTGAAATTTCCTAATTGATTTAATCTCTTTTTTAAGTATATATTTATTCTGTTTTGTTAAAGCTTTTAACTGATACTCATATCTAAAATCATATTGACAATTATTAATTATTTGTACCTCAAAACCTTTGTAACAAAATTTTTTAACTACTTTTGTTTTCTTTAACATGGTATTTTATAAATTGTAAATTGTTATTACTGTTTCACATATTAGTAATATGTGATCATAAAAGATTACAAATGATATGAAATTAATTTGAAATTTTAAAAAGGATTGTATATGAAAAAAATAAGTATTATTACAGCTTTATTATTAACTGGTTGTGCTACTAATGACTATGAGTTATATATAAACATGCAAAAAAGCATTATAGATTCTAATAATAAATCGATTGAAGAGCAAGCTAAAGCAAAGTCTTTAGCTGACATAGCTAGATATAATGCTTACTCTGCAATAGCAGTTAGTGGAGATAATACTGCTAAAATAGCTACAGTGATGGCTATGCAAAATCTTAACCAGAATAACCAACAACCTCAACAACAAGCTGTCCAAATTGCGGCACCCACTCCGGTAGGTGAAACACTTTTAAGATGGGCTAGTGTTGTTATACCAGGTGTAACACAATTATACAGTATTAAAAAGAGTTCCGATGTTGCTATAAATAGTAGTAATAATGCAGCTTCTGTTGCCCAATCGACAAATAATACATTTGCAAATATGGGCCAAAGCATATCTGCCACTGCACAAACTGGTGCTACTGGCATGACTAATATAGCTACATCCGGGAATACTTCTTTAGCTAATATAGCTACATCTGGAAACACTTCCTTAACTAATTTGGCTATTTCAAATAGTTCAACATTAGCAACAGTATCTGGTGTCGGATATAATGCTTTAACAAATGTAGCCACAGCTGGAACTGTTGCATTAACCGAAGTAGCTAAATCTAATAATTTAGCTACTACTGAAATAGTAAAATCTGGAAATACAGCTTTAACTACTACAACTGTAGCAGGTACTACGGCGCTAACAAGTGTAGCTAATACTAGTGTAGCTGGTATGAGTTCAATTAGTACAGCTGGATCAAATGCACTAGCCAGTGTAGCTAATAGTGGCGGCGTACCGGCACCTAATATAACTAATAATACAACTACTACCAATACAACTACAACAAACACATTATCAGGAACTGGTGTATTAGGTAGCGGAACATTTAGTAGTTTAAGTGGCACAGGCACATTAGGCTCTGGGGCATTTACAACGACGACTACACCGACACCTGTTATCACACCTGTGGTCCAAATAGTACCAACGGTTACTCCACCTGTAGTTGTTAATCCTCCAGTTGTAGTAAATCCCCCTGTGGTCCAAATAGTACCAACGGTTACTCCACCTGTAGTTGTTAATCCTCCAGTTGTAGTAAATCCCCCATAATGTGTGCATTTTATCTGTAAACTGAAATAATCAGATAAATAGGTTTTTTTGCGTACTTATAAATTACGCAATATTTTATTTTTTTAGGAATTTATATACCTGGATCTCTACCTCCTTCCGACCCTGTATATCGTGCTACGCTAGTTGCTGCAGTCACTGTTGCTCAAGCCAATGTAGCTGCGAAGAACGCACTTGTAGCACAAAAGCAAGCTGCATTATCTGCTGCAATAGCTAGCGAAATCAAACACAAATTCAAATTGCTACGACTCAGCTACAATCAGCATACGCTCAATTGTCCAATGCGCAAAGAGCTTTAAACGATGTAGTTAAAGCTCTTAGCGATTACGATAATACACATGCTCCTATTTAATTGTTAAAAATAAATAGTATATCTATGCATTACCTGACAAATTTGTCAGGTAATGCATTTTTATATTTATTTTAATGAGTGTACTAACGATCTAAATATATAGTCTTTAGCTTTTTGTTCAACTGGAAGTTTGTCATATGGAACACAACACGGATGTTGTTTAACTTCCGGTTTCTTTTCAGGACCATAGATCCAACCTTCTTCTGTTTTTTGTTTCAACCATTCCACATGTGAGTATTCAGGTCCTGCTCCCGGATTATCAATATGAAACATTACACCATTAACAGCGGAATCTTTTTGCCACTGAGGTGCTTCTTCCCATGTAGGCTGACTATTATCACCTAATGCTTGACAATATGCACGATTTGTTTCATGACATACTCGTGCAATTTGTGATATTGGCATTAATACAGGATACGGAATATACATATATATCTTTCAAAATAAATAAACAAACTATTCTATATCTTTTAACTCAACTTTGAACGTATCTCCAGCAATTACTGAAGAATTTATACCCATACCTGGGCTAATAAACATCTCTTTATATTCTATATTTATTGAATTAGGATGCTCGCTATAACCGCATAAAGTTGCATTACCTTTCTGCCAATCTTCTACTTGACTAGCTAATGTTTTATCTGTTATATCGATTACTATTTTAATTGAAATAGGTTTTAAATGATTATTTGTATATGTGTTTATTTCCACATATTGCATTTCATACATTTTCATTTCTTTTTCAATTTTTTCATTCTTTAAAATTTCTCCACTAGCTAGATATGACCAGTATTCTAGGCTATTGTTTTTCATATGAAACAATGTGGATAACTGTTTAAGACTTAACCACTTTGGTTCATGAATGACATCTTCTTCAAATTTGGCCAATTGATTTTTTAGTACATTAATATATAATACAATACCTACATGCACACGATCTACAAGATCATCTGATTCTGGATTGTAAATGATGTCGTAAAAACCATTTTCTAAATTATCTACAATATCACCAACGGAGCAATAGCAATCAGTTTCTTCTTTAATTTCACGAGATAAATTATTTGCAATTAATTCAAATATACTACCATCAAAAACATCCTCAATATGTCCACCAATACCTATACTAATTTTAGAATGTAAACGAACTTCATTTCCGGCTTTTCCACGAGTATAAGAAAATACATCATTACTTTCACTGTCTATCAATACAGCGTATGGTATAATTTGTAATAGTTTCTCATCTGTTTCACAAAGACTTCTGTCCACCAGAAATGGTTTCCATTCTTCGATTGGTGAATAGATTTGTTCTTTCTTAATGCATAGAGCGTTGCTCATTTTAAATTCCTTTTCTGAAAATCAATTAACATAAACGTATACAATACAGCACCCTTAGGATTATAAACTATTTGATTAGCTTCTTTAGCTATAACCATTGCGTCTACTCTATTTACAAATGCATTAAAATTTGTATAGTAGCCATAATTAATACGACCACCTGGATCAGCTTCAATAATAATGTCAGTTACTTTAACACCATTAAAAAATATATCATTTATATCTATATTTTCATGATCATTTGGCAATGGTAAAGAAAACACTTTAGCGGTTTTTCTATTATCATTTAGTATCCTAATAGCTGGACCTAAGATACGTTCTTCAGATGTGCTTTGCATTGTTGATAATTTCCGGTATATTTTTTTCATCTAAAAATGAATTACTGTTACCGTGATAAATAACAGTTGATGTATTTGATACTGTACCATCTTGGCAATAATCTGCTTCAATAGAAAATTGTTTACTATCAACGGAACCAATCCAATTGATTTGAATTAATTCTTCATTACTAATATCTGCAACTACTCGAATTGTTTCTAAATGGCACATTTCATTTATGTTAAATTTAACACGGTGTTCCTTTAATTCAATTAATATATCATTAATATTTTTATTAATTGTAAATAAAAATTTATTATCCATAATAATCCTGTTTAGTTTAAACTCCAAATTAGTAATATGTGGTTTTATTAATTTGAAATAAGAAAAAAGTCCCATGTATCGAATATTTAAATCATATATCCTCTAACAAACTAATCTGTTAGAGGATATATGATTTTTTACTAGATGCATAATTGGTTAATCCGGTCTAGCACAAGACTATAGTCAAGGAGTTTTCATGAATTTTCTATTGAGATTATGCACTCATAACATTACCTATCTAATATATTTTTTATTTTTATGATTATCATATCAGCAAACATGTTAGAAGCTATCTGAGTTCTATGGACACCATCTATTGTATCACTAATATTAAATGGTACTTTATCTAATTCTACGATATCTAAATTTTTTTCTAATGCTATTTTTCTTATAATAGCATTATTTAATTCACTATATTTTTTTGTATCTTCATTAAAAATACCATCTGTAGAAAATTGCGGTATTAATACTAATACTGGTATTTTATTGTGATATAAAATATAGTTAACTATTGATGTTAAATGCATACTAAATTCACTGGGTTCATTTATAGTTAATGATTGTATATATGCATCATTAGCACCTAATTCAATAATTATTATATTACTGTTATGCTCAACATTAGAAAAAGATAGTTGTGGACCTCTAGGATATAATGATTTATTTGCATTCAAATATGGTTCACTATAACCTATATCTAATAGTTTCATTGTTAAGCCACTTATACCTCTATCATCTATAGTCCATTGTGGATTCGTAGATTTAATATATTTTGGTATGTTTAGTGCTATACCTTCACCGTACATTAAACTATCCCCGTTAAATTCAATAGACACTTGAGAATTATTTTTAATATCTATACTACTGCCACCGCCTCCGCAATTTATAAATATAAAACAAAAAAATAAAATAATAATTTTAAATATATACATAAAAATATAACATAATAAGAAATAACCTGAAATATACTGAAGAACCTGATAGTGGTTCTTCAGTATATTTCAGGTTATTTCTTTGACTGGTATTCTTACCAGGAATAAGGGCCAAAGTAATAGCTTCAAGGGTGGTACTCAAGAACCTATTCTGCAGATAGTCTCGTGTATTTCTTGCGTTCTGTTCGAATGATATCAACTAGATTAGCATCATTTTGGTAAATGATGCTCCGTAAGTTAACATAATTCACTGAGCCCAATAAAGGCCGTATTTACACAGAAAGTTATACGTTATAAAAAAGTAACTGTTGTCAATTCAACAGACACTGAAATAGACGATTGTGCGATGACAATCAAGAAGAGGAGACTTGTGAACAAATCTATTTCAAATGAACATCTTTTACTATAAACTCATTTATTTTTCTGAATTACATTACCAGTTATATACGCCCCAATAACAGCTACAATAACTACAGAATAAACACCTTGGTCTATTTTATTAAACCAACAAAGAAATGAAGTTAAAATAACTACTATTATTGAAAGTATGAATTTTCTTCCACCTATAAATTTCATAGGTGAGTTAGTAGGTTTATCTAATATTATTGCATCATTCATAATTTTTTAAAATCGTTATGCTAATAATGGTAATGCCAAACTTTTATTATTAGCACGATATTTATAAATAAAACCATACATAGTTCCAAAACCCATTGCTGCTAACTGATTGGGTATGGTGAAAATACAATAACCATTATTTTCTTTAATGTGTTTAGTACTTGCTATAAGTATATAAACTCTATAATGTTTTTTGTTATCACACCACACTAATTCAAAATCAGGAATATATTCCTGTCTATGCTTAATTCGGATGAAATTACATTCATCTTCATCAATTATTTTGACATTTGGTAGAAGCTCTAAGCCAGTCAATGTATTACGAATACGTAACCGTTTACGCTTATCTAAACTATTTAAAATAGTAACAGTCATTTTAATTCCTTGACAAGAATATTAACACAAAATTATGTTTAGTTGACACCAAACATTTAACGAAGTTGCCGAATCCATAATTTAGGATTTGTCGGATGTATAATTTGTTAAGCCTGTCCGACGCAAGCCCTCGAAAGGAGGGGACTTCAATACAACCCAGTATCGTCACCCCGTATTTTCGTTCGTGATTATACACACATTAGAACTACAATACGTTAGTACACACAAGACACCGTACACATCTTGATCTTAAATTTGGTTTACTGATACCTAATTGGTTAATTCTGTCAGTTCAGAATCTTTTTAATGCAGGCTTAGGGCCTGGTGCTTTTCGTTCGTGATTAGATACACATATGAACTACAAACACTAATATGCTAAAATGCCGGCAAACTTTTAATGTACAAAATGTATGGACCGCCCTGGAGGAAACGAGCCTCTTGTCATCCATCCAATTGTTTAACGACGCCAGCTTAGAAGGCTGGTATTGGGACAAGGCGGTAAAACTTTACTTAAATTCTTTTTTCCTAATTAACTTTGTCACTCTAAGAAAATGTTTGCATTTCTTTTATAAAGATCTCGACATCTTTTAACCTGTCAACTAATTCATCGTCAGTCTTTGCAATCTTTGGTGCATTGTGTGTTGTTTCAGATTGAATAGTTACATTCAATCCTGATTGCTTTAGTTTACGGCTAATGAGTGCAAT